GGTCTGTCCATACCATCCTGTATGGGTTTGAAGAAGAACGGATAGTTAATAGATATTGGTACCACTTTGTCGGTAAACATTTTTTTAGCATCAGCTCCACTCTTTGATAGTATTCCATATCTAGCATCACTTGATATAGTAGCTAAGTTAACTGTTTCAGCTGAGCTCATAAATGAAAACCCACTACGTCTATTTTTTAAATAACACATACCGTAGCATCTGTTATCGGCTTTACACGCTTCCCAAAATATAAAGAACAACCTGTTAGCTTCTCTAAAGTCTGGAGCGCCAACATCAATTTTACTCCATTGCAAATACATATAGTGACTACCTGTTATATAAGTTGGCTTACTATTATTCATAAACCAAAATCCTTGGTCGCGACGTTTAAACTCTTCGTCTATGTAATCGTACCACTGTTCTTTTGCTTCTTCTGGATAATTTCTCCAGTCAAATATACTTTTTAATTTACTTAGCTCTTTTGGATATTCTATTCTTTGCCATTTGCCTTTGTCAAACAGATGCACTCGTTTCGGTTCAGGCGGCAGCCCAATTCGCAAACCTTGAATCTCCACCACTTGTCCAATTTTTCCAGTTTTGCTAATAACAACAATATCGTTTTCTTTATTATATCCATATTCCCATTTGCGTTTTTTGTTAAGTCGACTTATTGTAGTCTTTTTAACAGGTTCAACAATTTTATATAGTGTTTGCTCGTACATTACTTAGATCTTCCTTCAGCAAAACCTTTAAACACTCTTTCTTTTTTATCTTCAGGCTCTTTGCCTTCTAATATATTCTCTTCTTCTTGTATACGATTAAGTATTTCAAAAGCATCGAATATAGCTAACTTTTTAGTAGCCGCTGCATTTTTTAATCTATCAGCTGATATATCATCGTCACTATCAACAATAGCTTCTTTAGCTACCTTTATTAGCTCTTCAACAGCTTTATGCCCAGCTTGGATTATATTCTTCTTCGTCTCCTTGATATTCATATTTAATTGTAATAAATTTAGAGTAAACTCTGTATAGTCTTTCACCATCTATAATAAACTCATACTCTGAGTTAGGCGTAAACCCTACAAGATCACCAACATTGTATGATCCATCAGAGTATTTAATTATACCAACTAATGGCTTTTCTATATCTTGAGAAAATTTATCAGTTGACTTTATAGGTTTAACAAAGCAAAAGCCTTGCATTGGCTTCCAAGATGATAACTTAAGTCTGCTCCAGTTTGCTACTTGCTTGTAAGCAAATATTTGATCTTCACTTACAAAATACATATCTTCTTTAAAAAAGCTTTTACTGTTTCTTTCTTTACCTCTAGCGTCGTTCCATCTTCTAAATACGTTGTGATGAACAATAACAGTATCACCTTCTTTTATGTCTGTGTCAAAAGCTTTTGGCGTAGACAAAACTATAGCTTTTCTATTAACGTGCTTATGATCAAATATATCTGTATTAGTAATTAATGATTTATCACCAACACTTATAGAGTTATTGTATCTTTCGCCTTTTGGTTGTATAATATAATTATACGGCGACTTCATTAATACTCTAAATTATATTCAATAGATACAGCCATGTTTTTATTAAAATCTTTCCAAGGCATTACGTCTTTATTTTTTCTAATATATATGCTATATTTTTCTTTTTCTTCTACTATATCACAGATAGTATGACCTCCGTAAACTTCTTGGCCTACAGAGTAATGCATAGCATCTATTTTATAATCTTTACCTATTGTTATTTTACGAATCAGCTTGCTCATTTTCCAAATGTTTAATAGTGCCATCGCTTATGTTAATATCAATGTTACCATATTCTTCTTTTAGTTCTTGCTGAATTTTGCCGATCATTCCTTGAAGCTGCATCACGTCGTGTAGTAGCGCGTGCTTTTGTGATTCAAGCATGCCAAGCTGTTGTTGGCCCTCGTTGATAGCTCTAACAACGTTTTGCATTTTGCCAAGTTGTTCTTTAGTAATTTTTTCTGGTCGAAGGTCTTTTACCTTCGGTGTTTTTCTTTTTGCCATTTTATTTAATTTAATTAGTTATTTATTTTAGCAGCGATTAAGTCTTTGCAAAACCCTACCATTAACAATTACCATCGAGCCAAAGCCTCCTCTACCGTCAGATACGTGATAAGCACCGTCTTCAAGAAGGTATCTATCGCTAACTCTTGGTCTTGTATATATTTTACTTCCAACATCTGGATTGTCATTTGCACTACCATTGTGATACACAACCTTGTTTACATTTCCACTTGGCATTACGCACGCTGTCCTTTCGTCTCTAGCAACAGCTAGATCTATAGTCATAGTATAAAGAGATTTACCTAAAATAATTTCTTTACGCCTTTTAACAATAACAGGTTTGTTTTTACCTCTAGCTTGAGCTGATGTATTTGCGTTACCCAATGCCATTATATAGCAGCGGCTCTATTTCTATAATCTGGTCTTGGAGCTACGTAACATATAACGTCTCCAGCGTGCAACTCAACATAGTCATACATACCGTATAGAGTCATACCAGCAGGAAACTCTGTTCCACTACCATCTAATACTATAAGATCACTATCGTTATCACCTGCGTTCGTGTCAGCACCCCAGTCAGTATCTAATGTTTGAGTGTCTTCGTTAGACGCGAAATGCGTGTTACCTAAACCAAGACCTTTACCAGCGTCTAAAATACCTAGTCCATTACCACCAAATTTTGTTGCGCTCACCATAGTTATAGCGCAAACGTAATATTTAGCGTCAGATTGAGATAGATCTAATATAGCTCCATCACCGCTTAGGAACGTAGAACCAAATTGTCCAAAGTTATAAGCTGTTGCTGTTGAATTCATTCCCATTTTATTTTTCTTTTATTTGTTCGTTTTTCTTTGAACTTCCACCGAAGAAGAAGTCTATTATTGTATTGACTTTAGCGCTCATAGCACCAAATATTGTTGATATAAAGCTTATTTCAAATTCACCTAGGTCTATTGACTTTGTAACAAAATAATTAAACATTACAAACGTAATGCCAAAATATGCTACAGTAAATAGCGTTGCTAATACTTTTTGAATAATAGCATCGTCTTTATACATATCACGTGCAGACTTACGATCTTCAACTTCTTTTGCAAAAGCTTCACGCTCTGCGTCAAGAAGCAGCTTTTTAAGAGCAAGCTTTGCTTCGTCTCTCTCTTTGTCTGTAGTAATTACTTTGTCAAGTATACCTTCAGCATTATCTACGATCTTACCGAATAAACCTCCTACTAAATTATTTATCATTACTTAGGGTTTGAAAGATATAAACGCCCACCTGCTTTAGGTCCTTCGACGTACTCTACGTATTTTCTGTTAGTTCCAGATTCTACTTTAATTTTACTTAAATTACCTTCATCAATATTATTAGTATTGATTTTCTTACCGTCTGCGTTAAACAAGTTTTCAGGTATACCAGCGCCAGTGTATTGACCTTCTTTAGTTCCTTGTCCAGGTCCTTTTTCTTCTTGCATCTTAGCTGGTGATAATCCTGGCAACAACTTGTCTTCAAGTCTACTCATCTTATCGATTTTTCTTTGAGCCTTTTTATCTTTACCTTGCTTATTAGCTTTTTCAGCTTTATCCTGAAGCTTGTTCATGCGGTTAATTATTCTGTTTTGTTTTCTTTCGCTAACTTCTTTAGCTAATTTAGCCATTGAAGCGTTCTTCATTTTAAATGCCATAGTTATTCTGCTTTTTTAGCTCTTTGCTCCCAAGGAAACACCATGCTACCTTCTTCGTGGAACTTACCGTTGTACTTTATTTTACCATCTTTTCTTGGATATGTCTTACCTTTATATCTAACGTAATCATCTCCGTACGACAAACCTATTTTAGGATCTGCCATATCTTTTAAATGTTGCTTTTCGTGGCGTATAGCTCTTTTCTCAAGAGCGCTGCCAGGCTTAACATTTTTATTTATAAATATAGATCCATCTAAGTTAGCTTCAGCTACAATACCTTTATCTAGTTTTTTTCTAAATATAGGTGTTGTCTTTGAATTTTTTATACCTCTTTTTTCGTTACCTAACTTAAACGCCATATTTATTTCATATTTTTTCTTA